TACGTCGGGATCCTGCGCGAGGCGGGCATCCCGGTCGAGTCCGCCAGCAACTCGCCGCGCGACTTCGCTGAGCAGGCGGCGCGCCTTGCCGGGTTCTGGGATCGCACCGACATCACCGTCGCCGGCGACGAGGTCGCGCACGGCAAGCCGGCGCCGGACCTCTTCCTGGCCGCGGCCGAGCGGCTCGGCGTCGCCTCGCTGCGCGACGCGCCGCCGGACGCGCCCGTGCTGCGGATCAGCGCGTGGTCGCTCGTCGGCGGCGTGCGCGTGCACCGTCGATGATCTCACCCATTTATCTCTTCTCCAGCGGCGCGTACTCGGCCATCAGCTTGCGCTCGGAGCCGTCGCTCGCGAACCGCACCACCACGAGGCCGCCGGGCTCGAGCCCGATGACCACCCCGTCGCCCATCGTGGCGTGCTCGACGTCGTCGCCGACGGCGAACGACGCGCCCGACTCGGCCGCCGAGGGCCGGCGCGGCGCGGTCAAGCGGAACGACCGCCTCGTCCCGGCCGCCCTCGCCGACGTTGACGAGCGTGCCGCCGGGCGTCGCCTTGACAAGCCCGCCCTGCGCGAGCTGCGGGATGTTCGGCACGCCGATCGTCCCGCCGCCGAAGGAGTGCCCGAAGACCGAGAACGAGGGAATCGTGAAGTGAAGCGAATTCCACTTGCCGATGACCCAGTTGATAGCGGCCCGGAATCCGGACTTGAGTCCGTCCCACATCGAGGACAGCGCGCCCCGGACGCGCCCGGGAATGCTGCGCAGGAAGTTGACGAACGAGACGAATTTGTTGACCATCCAGACGACGGCGGCCGTCGTCCATTGCATGAGCGTCTTGTAGACGTTGATCCAAAAAGTGAAATAGAGCTTAATGGCGGCCCAAACACCCTTGGCGAATGCTACGATTTTTTGCCAGAGCACCACGAAGAAATTGGCGAACGGGCCAGCGAACCACGCGCCTACCGCCTTGAAGAATCCCCAAATGGCGTTCCACGTATTGACGAAGAAATCCTTGAACGGCCCCGCGAACCACGCGCCGATCATCTTGAGGAAGCCCCACACGGCGGCCCAGATCGTCTGGAAAAACTTCGTCTTGGTGGCGAGGTAGATGATGATCGCGACGAGCGCGACGATGCCAAGAATGATCCACGTTACCGGCGATACGGCGAGGGCCGCATTCCACGCCCATTGCACCGCGACCACGACGGCGAGGGCCGCGGCGAGCACACCGAGGCCGATCGCGAGAGGCTTGACCCAATCGCTGTTGTCCTTGAGCCACCCGAATGTTGCTTGAATGGCGGGGATGGCCTTAGCGAGCTGATCGGTAAGGCCGCTCTGTATCTGCCTCTTGAACGATTCCAGCTTGGCGCCGGCTGACTCTTCGAGGGCCTTGCCGGCCTGATCCGCCGAGCCGGCGAGCTTGCCGAGCCCGGCCGCCGCGGTGCGGGGGTCGAGCTTGAACAGGGCGGCGCCGAGGTCTTCGGCCTTCGTGCCGAACAGGCCGACGGCCGCCGCCTGCTGCTTGACGGGGTCTTTGATGGCCCTGAGCTTGTCGAGGACGGTCGCGAGGGCGTTCGTCGCCCGGTCGCCGCCCGCAGCGAAGTCTGCGGCCGTCTTCTTGGCGTTGAGCCCGAGCGCGGCGTACGCGGTCGTGGTCGTCTTGCTGCCGTCGATCGCGCGGATCGAGATCTCTTTGAGCGCGTCCGCGACGGTGTCGGCATCGCGGGCACCGCCCTTGAGCCCCTGCGAGAGCAGGCCGAGGGCCTGCGGTCCGTCGAAGCCGAGCTTGCGAAACTGCGTGCTGTACTCGGTGAACGTGTCGAGCAGGTCGTCGGCCTTGTTGACGCCCGAGGTCACGCCACGCTGAATGACGTCGAAGGCTTCGTCGGCGCTCTTCGCCATGCCCGTCTTGAGCATGGTCGAGACGGCCGTCGCGACCTCTTTCGTGCTGCTCTCGGTCGTCTTGCCGAGGGCCACGAGCTTGTTGCTCACGGACTGGATGGCCGCGTCGGGGGCGTCCTCGGGCACGAGCTTGTTCTGCCAGACGTCCCGGACGGCCCCCGCGGCTTCCTCCATCGAGTCGGTCACGCCCTTCGCGTAGACCGCGCCCGCGTTCTTGCCCATCTGCGCCGCGAACTCCTGACCGCCGCCGAGCTGCGCTTCGAGCAGGGCCATCGGCTTCGACGTCTCGATGATGTTGTCGATGCCCGCGAGCAGGGCGGCGCCGACCGCCGCGCCGCCGATGGCGGCAGCTTTGGTGACGCCGGCCCACGTCTTCTTGAGCTTGCCTTCGACCTCGCTCGCACCCTTGGCGACCTCCTTCGTGTTGAGGCCGATTTCGATGAGCAGGTCGGCGAGAGTCGACATGCGGACTAGCCCCCCATCGCCTTGTGGATGCGCTTCACGGCACGCAGCATGTCCTCGGGGGACATCTCTCCGTTGCCGTCCACCTGCTGCCGCCTCTCCCACTTCGGTACGAACTGCTCGGCCTTGAACGGCCGCTGCCGCTTCTCGCGATTCACGTTGGCGATGGTCGCTTGCAGCATCGCGAACAACTGGTCGAGGCGCTCACCGACCTCGACCGGTCCGGCTATCCCCTCGTACGCCTCCCACTCGGTGAGCTCGCGCGAGCCGATCCGCGCGAGCAGCTCCTCGACCGTGCACCCGAGGGCGAGGGCTAGTCGGAAGTACCGTCGCCGTTCGGGTCTGCGCCGAAATTTTCGGTGAGCTTGTCGACGTCCTCCTGAGTCATGCCGCTCAGCCGGCGGGCTGCGTCGAAGATGCGCTCGATGGGCAGCGCGGACTTCCGGCCGAGCTGCCGGACGTCGTCCGAGGTGAAGATCGGGTTGCCGTTGCCGTCCACGATGGCGAGAACGCACATCTTCGCGCGGGCGTTGGCGAGGTTGAGCTTCTTGTCGTTGCCGTTGCTCTGCATCAGGGACGCCTCGTAGGCGTCCCGCTGCGTGCCCGTGAGCCCGCGCACGCGCACCTTGCCGCCCCACTCGGGGCAGTCAACGACGTCGTACACGCGGTCGTCGGCGTCGAGGATGGCGTCGCGGCCGAGGAATCCCTCGGCCGCCGCGTCCCCCACCGTCATGTTGTGCTCGGTCATGCTGCTCTCTCCCTGGCTGTGCTAGCTGCCGCTCGACTGCAAGAGCGAGGGCTTGCCCGTGATCTTGATGGTCATCTTCCGGGCCATCTTGTCATCGTAGGGGAACTCGTCCCCGAGTTCGGTCAGGATGCCCTTGAGCTGCCACGTCCACTCGTCGGCCGTACCGGGGAACATGACGACCCGGTAGTTGCGCGGGTCGGTGTCGTCGAAGTCGTCGTCGAGGTCGTGAGTGACCTCGGTGGGGTCGTAGTTGATATCGAGCTGGACCTCGCCGCCGTCCTTGAGCCCGCCGATGAACTCCATCCAGCCACCCGGCGAGTCGTGTGCCGTGACGTCGATCGTCTCCCGCTTACGGTCGGGGCCGGAAATGTTGGTGACATTGGCAATCGTCTCGTACGTGGTCCCGGGGGTGATGGTGGTCGCCCGCCGGAAGTGGGTCCCGAATCCGTCGCGTCCGCTCACGGCGGCGCCTCCTAACTGAGTTGCTCGGTCTGTATGCGAAATCGTACGACGTGGTGCCTGATCTGCGGGTCAGGGTCTTCGAGGGCCTGGTCGAACTCCTGCCGGATCGTCACGCAGCGGTGCCCGTCGAGTTCGAGCAGGGCCGAGAAGGCTTCGACCTGCCGGTCGAGTGAGGCGGTGACCGCGTCGGCGATGTCCTGCCCCTGCTTGTTGGTGCGGGTCTTCGTCCAGATATGGAGCGTCTCGGTTACCTCGCGGCCGGACGAGGTGTGGTCGTGGTCGGGGATCGAGAGGTGGTCGCCGACCCGAATGTAGGGCTTGTTCTGCCCCTCTGCCGGCTGGTCGACGACGGCCGGCACGGCGGGCGAGCTGTCCTTCACGGGGGCCAGCAGGGCTATCAGCGTGGCGTCAGCACGCAGGCGCGCGACCATCGCCCGCTGTATCGGGGTCGCCGGGTTCCGGGCGGGCAGCGCGCTCACAAGTGCTCCAATTCGGCCTTTATCTCGGTGCGGACGCGCTGCGGGAAGCGGCGCCGTGACCGCTCGGCCGCGGGCATCATGAACGGCTGAGCGGGTGTGTCGTCGGTGCCGTGCTCGACGAAACCGGCATGCTTGGCGGTCGCGACGGCGCGGCCTCGCATCTCCTTGGCGTCGAACTCGGCCTGTATCGAGTCCCGCAGCTCGCCCGTCTTGCGGGGTGCGCCGCGCTTCGCGTCGTCGCGAACGTCCTCGGTCTCGGCGCGGATCGCGCGCTCGCCGGCTGCGGCGACGACCTCGGGCAACTTGCGAAGCTTCTTTTCGAGGTCGGCGATGCCCTCGATGTTGACGCTCTGCCGCCGCCCGATGGACACCGCTACTCCGCCGGGGATGCGGCCCGGGGGCGCGCCGCGCGCTTGCGAGGCTTCGGTAGCTCCTCGGGCTCGGCGGGTGTCGGGGGCTCGGCCTGCTCGGGTGCGGGGCCGTCGATGACCGCGAAGACGAGCTCGGCGAGCCAGCCCTCGGCGGTGGTGTCGACGTCGGCCGGCACGAGCCCCCGGGC